CGCGACGCAGCAGTTCAAGGGGGCATGGCAGCCGCGTGCCGGCCGTAAGCCGGCGCGGAAGCTACCGCCTGAGCGGAAGGTCGGGCCATTGTCGCCACGGGATTACGTTGGCATCGCGCGGCAGTATGGCGCCGACGTGCTGAGCGGCCGGATTGCGGCCTGCCAGTGGATCAAGCTCGCATGCGAACGGCAGGACCGCGACACAATGCGCGCGGAGACCGATCCGAGCTGGCCGTATGTCTGGAGCGATGGGCACGCGGTCGAGGTCTGCCGGTTCCTCGAGCAGTTGCCGCACGTCGAGGGCAAATGGACCACGCCGCGGATCCGGCTCGAGCCGGCGCAGATTTGGATTGTGACGACGCTGTTCGGTTGGCGGCACCGGGCGCATCCGGCGCGCCGGCGGTTCACGCAGCTGTATCTCGAGGTCGGGCGCAAGGCGGCGAAGTCGACGCTGATGGCCAGCCTGGCGCTGTTTCATATCCTGAAGGAACACGAGCCGGGCGCGATGGTCGTGTGCGGGGCAACGACCGGCAGCCAGGCGCGGATCGTGTTCGGGATCGCGCAGCAGATGGTCGGGCGGTCAAGCTGGCTCCGCAGTCAAGGCGCGCAGGCGCTCGCGAACACAATCATCACGTCGGACGGGACGATCAAGCCGGTCAATGCGAAGGCCTCGACGCAGGACGGGCTCAATCCGTCCTGTATCGTGCTCGACGAATCGCACGCGCAGAAGTTCGCGCTGCACGACGTCTTGAAGTCGGCGCAGGGGGCGCGACTCAATCCGCTGATGCTCTGCCCGACGACCGCCGGGTACGATCTGCTGTCGGTGGGTTACGCACTGCGGACGACGGTCACGAAAATCCTGCAGCAAGTCTTCGAGGCCGAGCATATTCTCGGGATCATCTACACGATCGACGACGGCGACGATTGGCGCGACGAGCGGGTCTGGATCAAGGCGAATCCGATGCTCGGGATCACGCCGACGCTCGAGTGGGTTAGAAGCTATTGCCAGGATGCACAGCAAACGCCGGGCCTTGAGGGTGAATTCCGCATCAAGGTCTGTTCCGAGTGGTTGCAGTCGGCGCGGTCGTGGCTGCCAATGGCGAAATGGGATGCCTGTGCCGATCCGTCGTTGCGGCTGTCGGACTTCACGGGGCAGCGCTGCTGGATTGGGGCCGACCTGGCGCAGCTCGACGATCTCGCCGCGGTCGCGTTGTGTTTCGAGCGCGACGCCGACATCTGCGCGTTCGTGAAGTTCTATCTCCCTCGGGAGGTCGTCGAGGCTCGGGCGCGCACGGTGCCAGCGTATGGGCTGTGGGTCAAGGCGGGCCTCCTCGAGCTGACCGAAGGGACGATGGTCGACTACAACAAAATCGAGGCCGATATTCGCGGTTGGTGCCGGCAGTTCAACGTCGCGGCGCTGCGGTTCGACCAGTTCGGATCGGCCGGTATCGTCTCGAGCCTAGCCGGGGATGGGTATCTCGCGGCGATTTTGGACAAGAACCGGAAGAACATCACGCCGGCGGCGCGCGAGCTCGAGGTCCGCGTGGTACACGGGCGATTCAAGCATGACGGCAACAGCTGCCTGAAGTGGAACGCGTCGAATGCGGTCATCACGCGCGGCGTGGATGATTCGCTGTTGCCGAAGAAAGAGGGACCGGAATCACCGAACAAAATCGACGGCATTGATGCGATTTTGCAGGCGATGAGTGCGATGCTGACCGAGGAGCCGCCGCCGAACTATCGGATCTTCGTCGTGCGGGCCTGAGTCATGGCCGATCAGAAACGCGGACCCAAACCGCGGTCACCCGGCGATCGGCTCGTGCCGGTGACGATCAATGTGCCCCCACGCGCGTATGACGCCTTTTGCCGGGCCGCCACCGAAAAACAGCAGAGTTTATCAGCGTATCTGCGCCAAGTCCTAACGAAAAACTGAATAATTCCGCCCTGACCGAATGAGTCCCATGCTCGGCTGCATGGTGCTCAACCGAGCCTACTCGCTCCTTGAGATCCGATCCGTGGATGAAACGGCGCGGCGCATCACGGGGATCGCCACGACGCCGCAGCCCGATCGCCTCGGCGACATCATCGAGCCGCTGGGCGCCTCGTACGTCAAAGAGATCCCATTGCTCCTCCATCACCGGCGCGATACGCCGGTCGGCGTGGCGCGCCTGGCGCCGGCAAGCTCGGAGGGCATCGCCTTCGAGGCCGAGATCGCCACGGTCGATGAGCCGGGCGCCGTCAAAACCGAAACCGATCGCGCGTGGCATTCGCTCGTCCACGAATTGATCCGCGGCGTCTCGATCGGGTTTCGGCCACGCGGATCGTGGGACGAGGCGATCGAGGTGATGAAAGGCGGTGGCCTTAAGTTTCTCAAAACGGAAATCCTCGAACTCTCCCTGGTGACGGTGCCGGCGAATCAGCACGCCACCTTGGCGCTCGTCAAATCGCTGGATCAGGCCGCGATGGGCCTCACCCTGCCCGGCGTTGCGGGCACGCTCCCGATCGTGGCGCGGATGAAGGCCGCGCCGGTTATGACCATTCCCGAACAGATTACGCAGTGGAGCCAGACCCGCGCGCCGAAAGCGGATCGGATGCAAGACCTCATGAAAACGGCTGCCGACACCGGCGTGACGCTCAATGCCGCCGCCGCGGAGGAGTACGAGAGCCTCAAACTTGAAATCAAGAGCATCGATGAACATCTCGCGCGGTTGCGCGAGCTCGAGGCGTTGAATGTCGTCGCGGCGGCACCAATCAGCACCACGCCTGTGCGGGAGCCCGTGATCGCGCACGCGGTGCCGGTTCGTGTGCAGGTGCGATCGAATCTGCCGAAAGGGACGGCCTTTGTCCGCGCGGCGTGTGCGGTCCTCGTGCACCGCGGCAATTTCGAGGCGGCCGCGAATTACGCGCGCTCGCGGTGGAACGATACGACGCCGGAAGTCGAGACGTATCTGCGCGCCGCCGTGGCCGCCGGCAATACGACGGATGCGACGTGGGCCGGGCCGCTGGTGAATCAGACGATCGCGAATGATTTCATCGAACTGCTGCGGCCAGCGACGATCCTCGGCAAGGTGCCGAATCTTCGGAATGTGCCATTCAACACGAAGGTCCCGAGTCAGACGGCCGGCGGCACGTACGGCTGGGTGGGTGAGGCCAAGCCGAAACCCGTGACCAAGCTCGCGTTCTCGAGTGTCACGCTCGATATCGCGAAGGCGGCCGGGATTATCGTGTTGACGGAGGAGCTCGTCCGCCTCTCGAATCCGTCGGCGGAGGCGCTGGTCCGCGCGGACATGATCGCCGGAATCGCGCAATTCCTCGACGCGCAATTCATCGATCCCGCCGTCGCGGCCGTCGCCGGCGTCAATCCGGCGTCGATCACGAATGGCGCGCCCACGGCGGCCGCGACCGCCAGTCCGCTCGCGGATCTGCTCGGACTGATCTCGCACTTCGCCACGAACAACATTCCAGTGGACGGCCTCACGCTCATCATGAGCCCGTCCAATGCGCTCGCGTGGTCGTTCTACACGGCCGGCACGGGCGGCGCACGCCTCTTCCCGGAGCTCACGATGAACGGGGGCACGGTGCAGGGTATGAACGTCGTCACGTCACAGGCTGCCGGGACCAACGTGATCGCGTTCCAACCCAATCTCGTGCTGTACGCGGATGACGGCGGCGTCACGATCGACGCCTCGCGGGAGGCCTCGCTGCAGATGGATTCCGCGCCGATGTCGCCCGCGGATGCGACCGTCGTCATGGTAAGCCTCTGGCAGAACAACTTCGTGGGCTTGCGGGCGGAGCGGTTCGTGAACTGGAAACGGACAATGACCAATGCGGTCAAGTACCTGACGGCCGCGGCCTATCCGGCGCCCACGGCGGCGATGGAGCAGCCGCCACAGTAGTCGTGAAGATCCTCGGCTTCGAGATCACCTGGCGCGGGAAAGCGGCCGCCGCCGTGCGGACCACGACGGCGGCCGCGCTCTCGCCGATCGCGGGCGGCCGCGGCTGGTGGCCGGTCATCCGCGAGCCGTATACCGGCGCTTGGCAACAGAACCAGGAGATCGTGGTCTCGGATGTCCTGGCGTACGGGCCGGTCTTTGCGTGCGTGTCGCTAATCGCGCAGAGTATCGGCAAGCTGCCGCCGCTCTTGATGAAGCGGGATCCCGACTCCGGCATCTGGACCGAAACGACGAATCCGGCCTTTTCGCCGCTCCTCCGCAAGCCGAATCGCTATCAAACGTGGAACAAGTTCGCGGAGCAATGGATCTCGAGCAAATTGATTTGGGGCAATACCTACGTGCTCAAGGAGCGCGACCAGCGCGGCGTCGTGGTGGCGGCCTATGTGCTCAATCCGCAACGGGTGCGGACGCTGCAAGCACCCGATGGATCCGTGTACTACGGCCTGGACGTGGATCCGCTCGCGGAGATTTCGGTCTCCAAGGTCGTACCGGCCTCCGAAATCATCCACGATCCGATGATTTGTCTCTATCACCCATTATGCGGCGTGTCGCCGATCTATGCCTGCGGCATCTCGGCCATGCAAGGGCTGGCGATGGAGAAAAATTCGGCGGCGTTCTTTGCGAATGCGAGTCAACCGCCCGGCGTGATCACGGTGCCCGGTGCGATCAAGCAAGAGGATGCGGACGACGTTCAGGCGATGTGGCGCGCGCGCGCGGCCGGCGATGTCGCGATTCTGCCGATGGGCATGAAATACGACGCGCTCGCGATGAATGCCGTGGATGCCGAACTGATCAAACAGTTGCAGTGGAGCGGCGAGGACGTGGCGCGCTGTTATCACGTGCCGGCCTTCAAGATCCAAATCGGGAGCACGCCGCCGTACGGGAATTTCTCGCCACTCGAGCAGATGTTTTACGCGGATGCGTTACAGCCGCTGATTGCGAATTTGGAGGCCTCGTACGACGAGGGCATCGGCTTACTGCTCCCCATCAATGGCACGCAGTACGGTCTGCAAATCGACATCGATGATCTCTTGTGGATGGATCATGAGGGGCGCGCGAAGGTGGCCGGCGACGCCATTCAGCACGGTGCCCTGAGTCCGAACGAGGCGCGCAAAGATTATTTCGGGAAGCCACCCGTGGCCGGCGGCGAGACGCCGTACCTGCAAGAGCAAAACTGGCCGCTGCAGCTGCTGGCCGCGCGTGAATTGCCCACCCGGCCGCCGACCCCGCCCACGCCCGTGGAAGAGACGCCGCCGCCAGCTACCAAAGACTTACCGCCGGACGAGCTCGGGCTCACCGTCTTCGAGGCCTTCCGGCGCGCGTGGGCGGCATGACCGAGGAGGATGTGCACGTGGTTGTCGCCGCGCTTGTGCCGGCCCTCAAAAGCCGCGTGGAGCATCTGTTGACGCAGGAGCGCATGGCCGGCGAACTCGCGCTCCGAACGGCCCTGGGGCCGATTACGGAGCGCTTGGCAGCGGTCGAAGCGCGGCCACCCACACCGGGCCCGGCCGGCACCGATGGCGCGCCTGGCCCGCCAGGCCCACCGGGTCGCGATGGCGTGGACGGGAAACCCGGCCTGACCTATTGCGGCGTGTACGTGGACGGCCGGACGTACGAGCGCGGCGACTGCGTAACGTACGCCGGATCGGTGTGGCATTGCCACGTGGACACCACGCGCAGCAAGCCCGCGGACGGATCGCGCGACTGGACCCTCATCGTCAAGCGTGGCCGAGACGGGAAGGACGGACGGGCATGAGCGCCGCGCTCGTCACGTTGGATGAGGCCAAAACCCATCTGCGCTTGCCGCTCACGGATACGAGCCACGATGCGGATCTCATGGCGAAACTCGACGCCGCCGAGGCGATCATCCTCGATTACCTCAACCTCACGCCGGCCATGCGCGACACGACGGCGGCGTGGTCGGCGGCTACGGTTCCCCTGCCGGCGAAACACGCGATCCTGCTCGAACTCGGCGAACTGTGGTGGGAGCGTGGCGATGATCGCGAAGGGCCGCCACGCTGGACGCCGACAGATGGGCAACCGGATCTGGCGCCCTGGATTATCGGGGTACTTCGACGAATTCAACCGCTAGTGGTGGCGTAACGATGGCCGTGACGATTCCCAGCGGGCGCCGCGACAAGTTGATCCGGTTGCAGAATCCCGGCCCGCCGGTGCCCGATGGCGACGGCGGCTTTACGGAAAGCCTCGCCGATCTGAATCCAGCGTACGTCAACGCGCACATCACGCCGGCGACGGCGCGGGATCTTGAGCGCAATGCCGCTGGGACGGTGATCGCCTCGGCGACGCATCTGATTACCGTCCCCTATCACACCGGCATCACGACGAAAACCGTCGTCACGTTTGATGACCAGGTCGCCGGCAAGCTGCGGACGTTCAATGTCAACGGCGTGCGGAATCCCGACGAGGCGAACATCATCCACGTGCTAATCGCCGAAGAGTTATTGACGACATGATGCTCAATGCCTACGTGCTGCTGGTCATAATCGCGCTGGTGTTGACGCTCGTCTCCGGCATCGTTGGCCGGGTGCCGCTGTGGATCCCCATGCTGCTGATCACGATCGCGCAACTGATCGGGGCGCTCCGATGAGTGAGACGTCGTTCACGTTTGAAGGGCTTGAGGAATTCAAGGTCGATCTGACCAAGCTGCCGGCCCGCCTGCGCGACCAGGCGCGCGACATCGTCGAGAACGCCGCCGAGGAAGCGAAGTCGTCGATCTTCCAGGCGTATCCGCGCCGCACCGGCAACCTGCGGCTCGGCGTGCAGATCGAACACAAGCCGCTCGGATCATTCGGGCAGCGCTCGATCGTCAAGAACAAAGCGAAGCACGCGTTCATCTACGAGAACGGGACCGTCGCGCGCCACACGAGTCTCGGCGCGGATCGCGGCATTATGCCGGCGGGCAAGGTGTTCGTGCCAATTGCGCGGCGGCGGCGGCGCCGGATGTATCAGGAACTCAAAACGATGATGCGGGATGAAGGACTCGAAGTGACGGGCGATGCCTGATTCTTCCGACATCGACCAGGCGCTGATTCAGCGGCTGTCGAGCGACACGACGCTCCTCGGGCTGATGCCGAACGGCGTGTACTGGGAAATCGCGCCCGTTGGATCGAAGCAGTTCGTCATCGTGGCACTCCTCGAGGCCGCCGACGAACGGGAGTACCAAGCGCGGGCGTTCGAGGATGCGTTGTATCTGGTCAAAGCCGTTGAGCTCTCAACCGTGACGACCAAGAACATCAAAGCGGCGGCGGCGCGCATCGATACGTTGCTCGAGGAACAAGTGCTCACGGTGACCGGCTATCAGCCGATGGCGTGTTATCGCGAGACACGCATCCGCACGACGGAGCGCGATGAGGTTGATCCGTCGATTCTCTGGATGCATCGGGGCGGGCATTATCGCGTGGTGATGAGTACCTAACGGGCGATCGGGGACACGATCAGCAATGAGGTGCATATATGGCTGGCAGACGACACGGCAGTAAGGGCCAGATCAAAATGGATCCGACCGGCGGCGCGACCACCGTCGTGGTCGCGGATCTCAATGCCTGGACGCTCAATCAGGCGCGGGACACGGTCGATGTCACGGCCTTCCAAGACACCAACAAGCAGTACGTCGTCGGGCTCCCCGATGTGAAGGGCACATACGGCGGCTGGTGGAATAGCGCCTCGTCGCCGCCGCTGTTCGATGCCGCGGCCGCCGATATTCCGGTGATGCTCGAACTGGTGCCGAGTACCATCGATCCGACCTTCCTGTTCAAAGGCCTCGCGTATCTTGACGCCGCGATCAATGTCTCGGCCACGGGGGCGGTCAGTATCAGTGGCAATTTCGTCGGCGCCGGCCCCTGGTCGCAGTTGCCGTAACGTGCGGCGATGCGGGGCAGTATTCGCGGCGTGACCGCGACGCTGCGCTGGGCGTACTACGACGCCGCGCGGCTCGAGGGCTACACCATCACGCGCGACGACACCACCTGGCGGGCGAGTGGCCGCATCGTCTGGAGCGATGCGTTCAAGCTCAAACAACAGCCGCTGTATTTCATCGCGCCGCATGCGCGCGGATTCTGGGAATGGCCGATCGTCGACTACGGGATTGCGGATGGGCGTTTGACGGCGACGCTTGGGCCTCCGATTGAGAGGATGTGATGTACGGGCCACCGACGGGAGAGACCAAACGCCTGCCGCTGTCCGATGGGCAGTGGGTCGCCGTCAAGAAGCGGCTGACGGCTGGCGAGTATCGCGACATGCTGCGGCGGATGTCGACGCAGAAGGATGACGGCACACTGGTCGTCAACTCGCTCGAGACCGGCCGCGCGCGGTGTGTGGCGTATCTCGTTGACTGGTCGCCGCCCGATTGGCCGCCGATTCGCCATGCCGGCCGGGACGATCTCGCCGTCGCGCTCGATGCGCTGGACCCTGACGACTTCGAGGAAGTGAAAGACGCCGTGATGGCGCACGAAGTCGCGATGCTCGAGGAGCGGGCCGAGGAAAAAAAACGCCGTTCTGGTATGACGGCATCTGCGCGGATCTCGCCATCGCCTGTCGCTATGGTTGGCGTTATGAATGGGTGAGAGATCTTGATTGCGACGTCCATGAATTGTTACTCGAACGCATCAAAGTTGAGGCGAGTGAGCTGACCTAAATGGCCATCACCGGCAAGTTTGTCGCCGATTTCGAGAATTTCAAAGCGGGCGCCGATGATGCCGTACAGCGTCTGAAAAAAATGGAGGACAGCGCGAAAGGTGTCGAGAACGCGACCAAGCGAATCGGCGACCCGGGTGCTGGGACATCCGGGTTCTCGAAGATGAGCAAGGAACTCTCTGAAGTTGATCGCATCCTCGGGTTGTTCGGTATCAATGTCGGAAAGGAAGTCGGCGCGTTAAAAGAGCTCGGCACGGTCGCCGAGACGGCCAGTGGCCAAATCGGGTTGCTGGGCAAGGCCTCTCTGGTTGCGGGCTCGGCGTTCGCGGGCTGGCAAATCGGCCGCTCAATTTCGGAATTCTTCGGCCTCGACCAGATCATCGGCGATGCGACCTCGAAGTTGATGGGATGGGGCGATGTCGCGGCCGAAGTGGCGGGCGCGCAAGCGGATGTCCTGGCGAAAGCCTCGAAGACTGCCGGCCGAGCGATTACCGATCTGAACGAGGCCATGCGGATCAATGCCGAAGCCGCGAAAAAGGCGGCCGAAGGGTGGAAGGCTTATGGCGCCGCGGTCGAGGCGTTGAATGCGATCGCGATTAACTACCAGGTCACGCTCGACACGATCAACGGATCGGTCGTCGAAGGCGCGAAAGCGCTGCTCGATCTTGGCATGGGGCAACAAGCCATCGCGGATCTGTACGGGATTACCGCGCAACAGATGAATGCGATCGTGCAGGCACGCGAGCATGATTTGCAAGTCACGCGGGCCCAAGCCGACGCGCAGCAGAAAGTTCTCGACAAACTGCGAGAGATTGAGGGCGGCGTCAAGAGTTATGAGACCGGCATCCTCGGCCTCAGTCTCACTGAACAGAAAGCGACCCAGGCGTCACTCGAAGGGATGGCGCGTGTTGCTGAGGCGCGGCAGAAATTGATCGACCAGACGAAAGCGACTGTCGCCGCGGCTGGGGATGTCAACCGGATGCGCGAGCAGGGGGCGGCCGGCATGGAAGATCCGGCACTGGCCGCGATCACGCGCCGCGATGAAGCCATTAAGGCTGCCGAACGCTTGCGGCCAACCGGCGTCGATGTCGGCCCGCTGATCGTGAAAGCGATTCGAGATATGGAAGAGGAACTCTACGGCCTCTTCAAAGAGACGAAAGCGCAGACGAGCAAAATGGAAACGACGATCAACGTCAGCGGCGTGTTGGATCCGCGAACGATCCGTGAACTGGCCGATGCGGTCGGGCAATATTGGATGGAACAATCCGGCCGGAAATTCCCGAATCGCTGAGGATAATTATGGGGACAGCCCAAGCTTCCGATTATCTCGAAAACCTGATTTGCGATCACATCTTTCGCACGCGCACGTGGTCGAAACCGACGGCGCTGTATATGGCGCTGTTCACGACGGCCCCGAGCGATAGTGGCGGCGGCACGGAAGTCACCGGCGGCAGCTATGCGCGCGTGAATCTCCCGCCGCTCGATACGAACTGGGCGGCGACGCAAGGGGGCACAACCGGCAACTCCAGCGGCACCGGCGGCGTGACGTCGAATGCGGTCGCGATCACGTTTCCCGCGCCGACGGCAAACTGGGGCACCGTGACACACTTCGCGATCCTCGATGCCAGCGTCGGCGGCAACATGCTGATCTGGGATGCGCTCGTCGCGTCGCGCACGATTCTCTCCGGCGATCCGGCCCCATCATTTCCGATCAGCGCGCTGCAGATTACGGTCAGCTGATGGCGTTTGACGCAACACGACTGTCGTGGCCGTATCTCGCCGGCTTCTTTGATGGCGAAGGAAGTCTCTCGGCGTGTGGCTCCGCGCATGACCGTTACTGCACTGGAGTGCAGGTTCAGATCACGCAGAAATGGCGACCAGTACTCGATTTCGCTGTGACGTTTCTGGCTGTTGCTGGGATTCGGGCGACCGTTCATGGCCCGAGTTCGAGCGGCGTTCATTACCTCGTGATTA